ACCCTCATTGTTTTTTATTGATAGAACGGAAGTTATTGACGGATATCTTGAGCCGTCTTGTTTCTCATAAAATCTTTTACCGTCAACATTTTTAGCTTTTAGTTCTGGTAATTGTTGTTCTAATTTAATATGGTTTTTCATAATCTGCATAATGTATTATATCACAAAATGTGCTAAAAATCAAGTCATACTTATGGCTTCGTGAGTCGTTTCCTCTACTCGTCTAGTCCATCCCTTACCGAATGTATCAAATGTGGATAGACCCTCATAATACTCTTGCCTCATAGATTGATACTTTTCTATCATTTCTCTAGTTTGAGTTACCACATCTTCACCAATTGCAGATTGTAATGCACCAAGAGTTTGTGGTCCGATACCACCGTCTTGGGTTACACCTAATAATTTTTGTAAAAATTTTGCAGCTCTACCTGGACCTGCATTTACACCGAAGTCAAAAACACATAGGTCTAAACCATCAGGTAAATCATCACCTTTAATTTTATCCCAATAATTTTTTTTGTATATAGGCTCAACATCTTCTACTGTTAAGTCTTTCATTTCTTTTGTTCCACCCCACTCTTCATAAACTCTTTTTGTGACACCTAAATTAGTTTCGCCACCTGGGTCTTTAGGGTGATTTACATAACCACCTTCGTGCATTAATATTATTTTTAAACATTCGTTATAGTTACTCATAGTGTTTTCCTTGTCTTATCTTTTCTATTAGATATGATTTTAATAATCCACTTCTTACAATATCAGGTATTTCAAATTCAACACACTCGAACTCTGGTAAATTATTTAAAATACTTTGAAAATTTAATATACCATTTCTTTCATTTGTTTTTATCAAGTCTGTTTGTTCTATGTCACCTGAAAATATTATTTTAGTGTTTTGTCCTACTCTTGTTATGATAGTGTCTAATTCGTGAAAATTTAAATTTTGACACTCATCAACTATTATGATGCCGTTATCAATAGTTATACCTCTTAAAAAACTAGTAGATAAAAAATCGATAGTGCCTTGATTTCTTAAATCTGTATATAATCTATTAAACGCTACATCATCAGGTCTTGAAAACATAAATCTTACCATGTTTTGATATGGTATTTGATATAGATAAGATTTATCTTCTTCATCACCTGGTAAAAAACCAATTTCTCTAGTTGGTAGTAGTGACCTTACTAGATATACTCTTTCATATGGTGAGTCATTTTTTAAAACTTCTTTCAGTGCTAAATATAATGATATAAATGTTTTACCTGTACCAGCCATACCATATAAAAATAAGTTTTTATCATTTTTCCATGCATCAAAAACTTTAGTTTGTGTTTCAGTTATTGGTTTTATTGTTACCAATTCTGTTGCACTAATATCTAATTTTTTCTTTTTACTGACCATAAGATTATTTATTCTTTTTAAAATGTTTTTTAATTGTTTCTCTAGTTTTCACTTGTTTTATAGACTTTTTAAGTGTTCTATCAGCAAGTGCACTATTCGGATGTGCTTCAGATATTTTGTGTAATACTTCATTGAAACCACCATCTTTATTGTTTGCTGCAGATACAACTCCTGAAATAATATTCATTTGTGTAGGTGGCATCAAAGTAATGTGTTTTTTCTTTGTAAACTTTTCCATATCAGCAATAGTCATATATTCTTCGAACTCGGTTTTTGTATTCTTATTGTAAAATCTATATGTTGGCATAATTATGGTTTTCTAAATATCTCCATTGTTTTCTCATGTGAATATATATCGGGTCACTCGTAACTCTATCTCTAGCTTGTTTAAATATGTTAGCTGATTTTGCTTTGTCACTCGTTGCCCAATCTTTTTCTTGTGGCTTTACATTACCGTCTTTATCATATTTTTTACCGTCTTTATGATTAGCATATCTTCTTGCTCTCGTAAAACCCATTTCTAAAAATTTTCTACACATATCCATACCTACAAAATCTTCTTTGTCTTTATACACATGGTATTCGAATAAAATTTTTGTACTAGATATAAATGCCTCACTAGGTGTTTTGAATCTCCAATGTTTACAAATATCATCGGTATATGGTCTAACAAGTAATACACCTTGTTCACCACGACCTATTCGATATCTTTTATCGTTTGGCATAAACATCGTATTTTTATAATCAAACTTATAATTAAATTCCTTCACTTTGATTTTCCTGGTTTACCGGTTCTGTTATCTACTTTACCTTTTCTTTTTTCCATATGTTCTTCTCTTCGTTTACGTCTTCGTTCCTCTGTGGGTCTTAGGTGCCAACCATGTCGCTCAGAATACTGTGCAACATTACCTCTCCAATCATATCTTTTTTTATTCATGCTGCTAATAATACTAGTAATACTACAATCGTTAATGCAAGACTTTGAAAAAGTATTCTTAATCTCATTAATTTATTACTATTCTCTTTATTAAATTTACCGTTCACAGCCATAGCAACTACACCAATCGTTACAACGATAGCAGCACATATCATAAAAATAAAAATTACAATACTCATTTCCATTTGCCTTTCATAACTTGTTGTCTTTTCTTTTCTTGTCTTCTATATATTGATAATGTCCACAAAAAAGGAAAAGCAATTAAAGGTATTGTTGTTATTAAAAAAAATACAACTGCACCATTAATGTGTTCGTGATACACTAAAATTGCAAGTGTTACAGAAAATATAATAAAAACTATACTAACATTTAATAGAGTAATGTACTGTATCACGGTCTCGTAACTGCTATTAATAGTGGTATAATCATAACTAAAGATGAAAGTACACCTACATTAAATAACCACCATGTAGTAGTAAGTGTAAATACACCCATCCAAAATTCGTTCTTGTTTAATATTTTTTTAATCTTCTTCATTCCAGTCTACCTCATCTAAATCATCATCTAGTTCAACTTCTGGTTCTGGTATCATAAACAACCTCCTCCTATGTTTCCACTACACTCTAAACCGTGTAGAAATAGTCTTCTGGGAAAGTCCCACTCATGTGCGAAATAAATCACAATAAAACAAATAACAATGGCACCAAATATGCTCATTACATGATTAATCATATATTATCTTTTTCTTTGAAATCTTCCATTTCTTTAATAGGATATGATTCTATTTCTAAACAAAACATTTCATAATGAGCATCTCTTTCTAATATTTTATCTTGATACAAATAAGATTGTTCTTGTGCTTCATTACCGGCCTGACACTCTTCTAATGTATTATATAAAGTTCCGTAATATTTTACAGATGGCCAGTTAGGCATTGACATAATTATAATAGATATAAAAAGTTTACTCATGTTCACCTCCAGGATCATTTTTAGGTAATGCAACTTTATATGGCATACCTTTTTCATCTCTATACATTACATACTCACGACTTCTACCATAACTTGTATAACCTTCTTTAAATCTATAAACATTTTCTGATACTTTAAATGTTGCAACTGTAACAACTATTGCTAGTATCAATACAAAGTGTGATATGACTGTTATACCAAATACAGACCATGAAGCAAAATATAAACTAAATGCAATACACCATAACCATGCTAATACTTGTAACATCATATGACGTACCTGTAAATCTGGAATATGTTTCAAAGGATTAAACCTATAATCCATAACACCATTCCAACTATCAACTATAAAACCTCTCATGCTACTCTCCCTATAAACCAATCTGGTTGTTCTCTTTTTGTCCATTTAGCAAAATAAGCTTTTGCTTCATTATAATAATTGTGATATGATTTTATACTATCACCTGGCACAATACATTGTGGGTAATGTGACATCGCAGGAGGTGGTTCTCTCCAACCTTCCTGTTTAATATTTACTGGTGCATCGGACAACAACTGATTTAACTTAAAATTAGTCGAATGCACTTTACCGTACCTATGTGTGTATTCTTGACCTAGTTTTTTAAATAAATCATACAACCATAAATATTGTTCTTTTGTTTCTCTAGCCCATACTGCAGATGGGTGATAATAATGTACTGCTTTATAAATTATTGCATCTTTGTTTGGATTTGATAAAACCCATCTTTTTACTCTTCTACCAGTTTTACTTCTACCTTCGATTTGGTGGCCATCAATCATTCGATGTGCAGTAGATAATAATTGAGCATATTCTACAATCATTTTTACAACGTGCTTATCTACATGCATTCTTGCACAAGTTTCAGGATTTTTATCTAAATAAAATATATTCATATTAATCGTTTATTCTTGGATGCTCTTGACCTTTTGTAACAACATATCTAAAATAAAAAGGTTGGTCAGGTTTTTTCTTTTCATTGATAGGTTTATTGAGTTCGTTTCTCAATGTTTTTGCGTCTTGTTTTTTATCAAAACCAGACTTTTCAATTTTGTTAGTTTTAGTATCTATCACCGAATATATATCTGCCATATTATCTCCTAATTTAAAACTGTATTTTTCACTTTATATTTTTTACACAATTTGTTGTAAACACTTAACCAAAATTGTTGAGCCCACTCATCGGTAGAACTTTTGTATGCATCTAATGCATTCTGTAATAATCTTTTTTGATTTTTGTTCATAGTTCGTATTCACTCAAATTGTTTTTTATAATAGATTTAACAAGAACTGTATAATCAGGATTCTTTGCATAGTTTTCTAACTTATCAGCCATTTCATATACATCACCGTTATTATCTCTAACTTTTCTTAATTCTTCATAAGCCCATAACTCATTAATAATACGAACATAATCAATAACACTTTCACATCTAGAGTTATATTTCTTTACACCCCAACCTGGCCATTTAGTCCAAGGTATAGGTAATAACCACTCACCTTCTTTATCATATGTTCTTATACCAAATAAATTATTACCTTCATTTGCAAATCTACTTTTACCCCAACCTGTTTCTAATGCAGCCTGTGCAATAACTAATTCTTTTGGAATATGTTGGTCTGTCGGTAAATCATAATACACCCAATCAATACAATAACTTAAACTGTTTACAAAATTATCTTTTGAGTCTGTTAGTATTGGTGGATATTTTTTATCTGCTAATGTTTTGTAAGATGCAAAACAAATTAAAAGTGCAATTATTAATGTTCTCATATTGTAACCTTTCTCACATTGATGACATTTTTTGTAGGAATAACAGTAGTGTTACCACCGTCACCCATAGCTTCATCTTTATCATAATTAAAATCACTCATTAGAATGTGAACCTCTTTATCATGTTTTACTAACCAACCAGTAGAAACACAAATAGCAGGTTTCATTGCTTTAATATCTTTCAACTCTTTCCATGAAGAGTCGGACATTATATCTTCCCAATAAATTATGCAAAAATCATAATTGAATGGAATAGCCGGTAATTTTACTTTATTTTTTATCTTCGATTTGATTGCCATCGGTTATCTCTTCTAATATTAAGTTTAAAAAATTAATCATAATATCATGCTGTCTTTCGTTGTCTGGTATAGTTTCTATTTCATACTCTAAACTACTAATTGTTTGCATAATATATTCTTGGTCGGCTTCCATGTATGAAACCCTTTTTGATAAATTATTATTAGAATTGATAAGAATAATTAGGACAATAGTCATAATTCCTATGACTGCTAAATAAAAGACTTTGATTGGGTCTAAATCTTTTAGTTTCTCAAATATGCTTGTCATTATATACCTCTCCGTTTTTATTTCTTATTATAACACAAATCACACCAAAAGTCAAGGTTAGTTATTTCTCATAAAATTGTCGTTCCAATTAAAGGCTTCTTTAACCAAATTTGACGTTAAACCCTTGTATATAGTGTTCAATTTCTTATCTTTGACATTTACTAACAAAGTTGCTTCTGTTTCGTTCAGACCCTCTAACATTTGAATAAACATCATTTCTCTTTTACTTTGGGTAATGTTACTATTACCACCCTCGATAAAATGATATAAACGATGTGCCTCAGATTTTAGATAAGTATGTTCGGTACCAACTGGTGCATCATTCTTTTCGAATGGTGGTTCACCCTCTGGTATTAACCATTTAATATTTGGGTCAAATGCTGCTTTCAGTATTTGTCTTAATTCTTTAGTATCATATCTTTTTAATACTTCAATTTTTTTTGGTTTATCTTTCGCGTTATTTACCTTTGTAAATATTTCGTGAAAAGTTAATGTTGGTTCGTATGACATTTTAAAACTCCTGTATCATTCCTACTAAATTTCTTAGTTTAGTTTTTGTAAAATATGGTAAAATATTAGACCTAGGTGCAGGTTTAGTATTTTTAAATTCGTCCATAATTCTTTTCTCCACTTCTTCAGGAATAAAATCAAAATCAATTAATCTCTGATTCCTTTGATAGTTTCTATATTGATATTCGTTACAAAAATCTTTAGGTTCTGTATCAATCCAATATTGTAGCTTCTTTTTATTTATGGGTTGTTGACGGATGCCATTTATGAAAGTGTCATCAGGTGACAAAAAGTTAGGGATTCCGTCACTAGTATCGCCTATAAGTATATGTTCTTTAATATATCTTTTCGGATTATCTTCATAAATCTTCTTTTTCTGTATCGGTGAATATTGAAACACATTAGGATATTTCTGTAATTGTTTAAAATCTTTATCACTAGAAACAATCATATAACTTTGATTAAACCATTTTGAGTGGTCTTTTACAATTACTGCAATTACATCATCAGCTTCAATACCATCTAAATGTATAACTTTGTATGGTAAATTTTCTGCAATCTCGGTTCTAATCATACTCATTAATTCAAAAATTATATCCCAATCTTTATCATCGGATTCTCTAGATTTTTTACGATTAGCTTTATAAGACGGAAATATTTTTTTACGCCAAGGGTCTTTACCATCACAACAAATAACTAACTCACCAAACTCTTCATTGAACATACCACGATATTTTCTTAATGAATTTAATATCATATGGCGAACTAAATCTATCTCTAATTTTTGTTTAGTTATTGCTAGTTGGATTGCGATGTTTGATAACATCACCTGTGAGAAATCAATCAGTATCATGTAATTCTTCACCTTCAAAATTTACTTCTAAATCTTTTTCATCATCTACTGGTATTTTATAATGTATTCTAGAAACAGTTTTACCTGACTTATCTTTTTCTACTGTCATCATTTTATCTGAAATCATGTGCATGGGATGGTCTAATCCATAAAGTTTATAAGTTAACCCTTTTAACGCTTCTACAAATAAACCAAACTCTTTCATATCTTTATCATAAATTTTAATTTTTAAATCTTCAAGACTTTGTATAAAACCTATGACATAATCATCTGCAGTGGCTTTTGCAGCATCCTCATGTAATTTTTTTTGAATGCCTTTTGGATCAGCTTGTTTGATAGACAACTTACGACCTGATGGAAATGCCAGGATTTCACCCATGAACATCATCAAAATTTAATAGTTTTTCGTTTAAAAGCTTCTCTCTTAAATCTGTATAACCACCAATTAGTTCATCATTCCAAGTTATTTGTGGAACTGTTCTAACTGTTTTTCCAATCATTTCAAAAAACTGTTCAGGTGTCACTTGATACTTATTTTCACCAAGTGTTTTCATTGAATCACCCAATCTT